GGCTACCACGCCATTCAGCACACCGGATGATGTCACTGTCTCGGCTGAATCCGCGCCGTCGAAAACATCTTGATAAGTGGGGCTATCGTCATGTTGTGCATACACATATATGCCAATGATCGTGTTTATCGTTGGTGTCGTGCCGACAGTTACTGATCCGGATACAAGCGCGTCCATGTACTTGTTCGTGGTGTTATCGACCGCGGTCGATTCGCGTCCCGCCGTAAAATCAGACGATGATGCAAGCGAATTGAGGTCCATGGTAATCGTTGCGGGCGTAGCGTAGCTCGGGGTGATGGTTGCCATGTCAAATCCTCATTGCGGCTTCGATGTCGCTATCTGTAATCATCCCCTCGAAGCCGAGCGATGCCGGGTTTGCTGCCGTGCCCGGACCGATGGCGAACACTTTCTCGCCGCGAGTTGCCTGACGCTGCATAACGAGGCGGACTGCCGCCCATCCTGCGGAAACCGTCGCGCCGCCTGCGCCGCTTGGAACGTTCGTCAGCGCGTCCTGCAGCCCAGATTGAACGTTTTGTCGTGCAGAATTGATCGACTCGCGGCCCTGTAGCAGGGTTTGTACGTTGAACTGCTTTCCTTGACAGGACAGCGCGCGATTGGTCCATAGAGCGGTGCCATCCGGGGTATCGGTCGGCGTCAGTTTGGCCCACGTAATGGCGTCGTAAATTTCCTGCGTCGCCGTACTGCTGCGCCACACGATAAAGACCGGTTCAATGATTGCGTTGAGTACCGACAGCGCAGGCCCGATATTGCCGGCAGCGACCATCTCGGCCAGCGTCGCATCAGCAAGGATGGCGGTTCTCAGCGTCTGCAGTTGTGCGTTATCCATTACGGATTGCCCTCCGTTATCACAAACGACGTGACACTGACCGGCTGCCCAACCACAATCGTGGTGGTCGTTAGGTTCAAATCAGAGCCGGAGGTGCCGACGTTGCCATCAAGAACATGCGTCGTGCCATCCGCCTTGACGATACGGAACCATGTCGCGGTGCCCGAAGCGTTCGCGCTGGCATCCTGCGTAATAGCCCCGAGCGTGAGCACTCCGTTCGAAGCGCCTGCAGCAAACGGGGTGCCGCATGTCAGTTCAGCGAGCAGCGTTGTAGCAGCGCCACCAGTTGCCGGACGCGAACCGTCATAGATACGCAACAGCGCCGCGTTCCCGGCCCTTGTCGTGATTGCATCAACCATTGCGGTGCGCAGCGTTGCAGCTTCATAAGCGAGTGCCATGATGATCCTTTATTTGATTGACCCGGCATAATCGCCGGACGGTCCATTGATGCCGATCTTTTGCTCGTCGCCGTCGCAGATGATCTCTCCGATATAGGTCGTGCCAGAAGGGCCGGTAATCGTGATCGTCTTGCGCATCGGCTCTTGTTCCGGCGCTTGGGCCGGATTCGGCTGTGCCATCTGCTGCATAACCGCGATCTGCGCATCTGCTTCGATGTTCATTTGCGCAATCTGCAGTTTTGTCTGCTGTTCGATCTGCGCTTTCTCAATTGCCAATTGCGCATCAATATCAGCTTTTTCTCGGGCGAATTGCAGATCAATCGCCGCTTGCTGGCGTTTGGCTTCGGCGTCGATATCCGATTGATGCGCCTTTATTTGCGCGTCCATGTGGGCTTGTTCGACCTTGGCTTGTGCGCCGGATTGCGCCTGCTGTAGCTCGCCGTGTGCCTGTTGCAATGCCTGATCCATCTGCTGCATCTGCTCATGCATCTGTTGCATCTGCTGCTGTACCTCGGGCGGGATTTCCGGCTGCCCATCCTTCTTGTCCTGCAACCCCGGAGGCAGTGCCTTAGCGAGGCGTTCCGCCAGTTGCTCGGACATCGGGAAATCCTGCGCCCGCATGATCAAATCGCCAGCAATCCCCATCAGCGCCGGATTTTTTGCCGCGAGTTCGTTGAGGCTGGCTGCACTTTCTTGGCGTTGCGTCTGATAGTTAGGGCCGGTATCGACAACTACATCGTATTTTCCGACCAGCGGATCGAATATTTTCTGGATCTCTCCGTCTTCGTCCGGCTGTTCGTGATACTGGCCGAATCCCGGCTCCATCCGTACATGTTCCTCTTTACCATCTAGGCCGAGGATTCTCACGACACGGGCGGTATCATAGTATTTCTGGATCAGATTGATCAGCACCTTGGCCTCATAGCGCAAGGCTCTCGCAAGGTTGTCCGGGAAATGGAACGTTGCCGTCTCGCCCTGAACTTTCAGCCGCTCGATACCGATCCCGCTTTGTGCTTCCGATTTGATGCCGAAATTTGCATTCTGTTGCCCCGATGCGGCGCGCATCTGTTCGGTCGAGAGTTGCAGGAATTGCACTTGTGCTGCTGGCATCACAGACGGCTGCTGTCTTGCCGGTTGCGGCAGCGGATTACCGGATTCGTCGTAGGCGTGGAACGGCAGGTAGGACGCGTTCGAGCTATTCGCCTGTTGCCATTCTTCATCGTATCCCTCAATTGCCTCGGCTGCTGCCATGTAGGGAATCTTGTTCTGCAGGGCGAGGGTCTGTGCGGTTTCTGAGTACGCGTAATTTACCATGCGCGCCGGGTCTTTAAGGTCGCGTACCTGGCCTTTGCGTACCAACTCGTCGCCGACGTAAATCTCTTTTCCGACCACGGAAATAATCGGCAGGTAATCCCCGAGCCAATCCGTCTCATCGACAGGCTTGTCATGCCCGCCGATCAACTTGCACCACTTCCATTTTTTGACCTGCGTCGGCCGTTCTTTGACAACGATCTGCCCCGGCTTCAGCGCCGATTTGAGCACCGATGATCCATCCTGCAACAAACAAGCGGTCTCTTTGACCAGCGTGCAGTAAAAATACTCAGCCCGACGGATCGTATCCTCACGCATCCACCCGTCTTCAACCCATGACTGCGGATCAATCTCCGGATGCTCGCGCTTGGCCTGTTCGTGGCTGATGTCCTCGAACACAAAGCCCCACATTGCGTCCGATTTGTCCAACTCCAGACAGTCCGGGTCGATATAGACCAATCCCGGACGTGGGCATGCTTTGATGACAATATCTTGATTAAAACTGGTCTCGTCAGAGTACTGCGTCAGTACGCGCCAATAACCCTCTCCACCATAAACCGCATGCTCTGCAGCCACATCATGCGCATCATCTGCCGCGCTGGAGACCTGGATATTACGGATCAAACCGCCGAGTATTTCCGCTGTCTCTTTGTCCGCGCCGGAATCAACCGGGGAGACCTTGACCGATGGGCGATTTCGGCGAATCTCGTTGATAATCTGGTTGCAGTGTTGCGCTGTCATATTGACCGTAAGAATTACCCGCTCATCGCCCTCTCGTTCGCGGCGGATTGATTCCGGCCACTGCCAGCCGTTGTCCGAGTCGCCCATGACAAAGCGCGTGTCATCAAGCGCCAGTTTGCGCGCCTCGCTGTTCGCCTCTTTCGCACGCTCAAAACGCTTTTTGGCCTCGATCACCACTTCGTCAGCAGTTTTCGGCTTGTTTGCGTTCATTGTCATCCTTGCTACTACATGTAGTATTTGGAGCGGCAAAACCCCGTTATTTTCGACACTTTTCGCTAAAACCTACTACCTGTAGTAGGTAGCTACTTCATCCACCCTTGGCCGTGCGTGTGCTGCCTGCGTTCCGGCTTGGCTTTCGCCTCTTTTTTCGGCGGCTTGACGATGCCGGGGAACAACGCTGCCATCGCCCAGATTGCAGCATCAGCTCTGTTTGGCGAGTGCGCGCCGGTGTAGCCATACGTCGAGAAGGCAGACAGCTCGTCTTCAAGCTCGTTCAGGTAGCCAACGTGGCGCACCTTGCCCTGCTCGTACAGTGCGCTGAATGGCTCGGCACGCTGCACCTTGCCACGGCTTGCTGTAACCGCCTGAAAGTTCGTCCTCGGCCGGCACGTCTTGATGACATGCGCCACCATTGCGCCGCCGTAGTTCGTCTCACCGACCACTGCATCGGCGTCGTGTCGGTCGTAGGCGTCGCAGGCGACCTTGCCCCACGTTGCCGGCCCAGCCTTAACGGTCAGATCCTCGATCAGGTATGCGTTGCCGTCTGTGCCGAGTCCTGCAACACAGATGCCGATTGCGTCGTTGTCGGCGTTATCCGCATCATCTGCGCCTGACGGATCGACGGCGACCACGACGCGAACCATGTCAGGCAATACGCCATCAGTAACCCGCCAGCGGTCAATGTGCTCTTCCGGGAATAGTTGGTTCGGCGTGGCATCGGCAAACTCTCCGTCTAGGAATCGCTTCCTTGCCCTGGCGCTCATCGCCTTGAGCGTATCCAAATACCCGTCCGCCAGATTCTCGGTGTTATCAGTCGGGTTGATCTGCATCGAAGCGTAGTTATCAGGCTTCGATAGCGCTTCCTTTGTATCCGGGTTGCGCTTTTCCTTGAATATCTTATACGCCCAGTGCGCCTTACTTGGCGGGTTGCAGTCGTAATACACCCGAGGCTTGAGCGGCTTGGCCGGCAGATCGTCAATGGCTTGCTGATCGGCCTTCTGCGCCAACCGGGTTATCGCCGTCTCAACCGATCCATACGGGATCTGGCTGCACTCGTTCGCGTAGATCGTCGCAAACTCCATGCCGAGAATCTTCTCGGTGCGCTCCTTGTCGTCAAGTCCAGCAAACCATATCTCGCTGCCGTTCTCCAGCGTGGCGAACCAATCCGTCTTGTTCAGCGCGTACTTCACGCCTGGGAAGCAAAGCGCCATCACCTTCGGGAAGGTGTCCATCACAATCGACGCTTTGATCGCGTTGAAACGGAAACGCACAATAGCGTGCCGGCTCTTCGGTGCCTTGATCGCCCTGACACATACGGCACGAGTCAGCACAAACGTCTTCCCGCTTCGGCTACCGCCAAACAGCATGCAGTGTGTTGCATCGCCGGCCAATAGCGTATTGGCCTGCGTTTGCTTCGGTGTGAGCTTCAAAGCTCGGCGTCAGCGGCCAGAAGATGTAGCACGACAGCGCCGCCACCTTCACCGGTCACTTGCAGCGGCAGCAGCTTGGGATAGATCGTTCCCCAGAATACTTTTTCGTTCTCCGGTGCTTCTTTTGCCCATTCGGTCAGCCTTGCTGCGCCGCCGAGGTCTTCCGCTGCCTGCGCGATTGCTTCCAATGCAGTGCGCGTCGTCTTGTTCTTCGCGCCCTTCGGCCTGCCTGGCCCGGAATTTCCGCCCTTTTTAAATTCAGCCATTTCGTTACCTGCCCTTTCGAGCGACCCAATGGACGCATGGGTACGGATGTAAAAAAGCCGCACTAGGCGGCAAGCTCACTGGGAGCGGGAGGAATTCGTCGCCGTCTTTCCGGCGTGTCACTGATGGTACGCATCGCCCATTACGGGCCAGCACTCGCCGGGTATCCAGCGTTCTAGGCGTTCAGAAAGCACAAAACCCCGCTTGTGGCGAGGCTCTGATTCTTTTGGGCGTGCAAAAACACCCCAAAAACACGATACTTTAATATTCCCTAACCGTCAAGCGATTTATGCAGGTAGTTGTGGCCTGTGTAATCTCCGGCTGGAGTCCAGTGCTCGTCTTTGTAAGTTTCTTCGTCCGGAGCTTCTTTTGACTCGCTGAACATTAACGAATCCAAAAATGCCTCATGGGCTTTCTTTGCTCTTTCCGTTTTTTTGTTTCTCGCAACGCTTGCCGCCGTTGATGCGTTATCAACCGGAAATCCTTTCTTGATGTTCCCTAGTGCATACGGCCCGGTGTCGGAATACCTCTGCATCTGTAGCTTATCCTTCCCTCGGCCCCGGTTTGCAATATCGTCACCCCACCACGAAAGCCATTCATCAAATGTCAATTGCCACACAATGCCGCGCTCTTTTGATTGTGATTTTTGATTATTAAACGCGGTTTTGTACTTTGCGTGATCTTCATTATTTACCATAAGACCCCCTTGCGCCTGAACGCATCCGACAGCAGCACATGCGCGCCGGCCAGTGTCTCGGCGTAATCGCGCAACCTGAATACTGCGGCGAGATAACGATGATGGATTGCCGCAGCGTAGGCCGGTGCTAGGTCGTCAATGCAGCGATCAACGATTTCACATCGTGCCCGGTCTGCTGCGGCGTTGTCGGCATCGGCTGATTCGTCTGTGACCGTTCGTCCTCCACCGAATCCGGCTGACTTCGGCGGGTAGCCAAGACGCACCCGGTATCCGTTCTGCCAATCCGCCCATTCCTGCAGCAGGCCGATTACCGCATCAGCCCGCGCACGGCTGGTTTCCTTCCTGCGCAGATCAATGATATCGCCCATCAGGTTTTTTCCCCGTAAAGAGAACACTTGCGCATTTTACGCTTTCCCAGCCGGCATACCTCGACAGTTTCGCCGAAACACTGCTCAACGATGCGGAACCGGCAGCCCTTGCACGTCTTGCTTTCCTTGGCTATCAGTTGCGAAAGTGGATCTCTTGTCTCGTGCTGATGTGACCAGTTAGCCATTGCGCAAATCCTTCGCTTTTTGTGTGTAATCAGCTTTGATCTGCTTGAGTTCGTCTATCGTGTATTTCGCCGGCTCGTGCGGGCCTTCGAGCCATGACACTGCTTCATAGCCGATTTTTTTTATCAGCCAGACTCGGTATAGGAGCAGGTTTCCGGATAGATGCGTATTGCACGGCTGGCACTGTTTATTTACGTTCCATTCATGGAATCGAAGCTCAGGTCTGGCGCCAGTAGATAGATAGTGTCCAGCATGGTACTGACCGTCGTGGTGCCTGCCGCAACTAATGCACGGCTCGTTTTCATCGCGCAAGCGTATCCATGCGTTGAAAGCGGTTTGTGCGTCTTTGACGTGCTGACTGCGGCTCTTGAGTTTTTCGAGCTTGGTCTTCGTCTCTTTCCGCTCCGACTTTTCGCGTTTGGCTTTGATTTTCCCGACGATAGACAGTGCGTAGGACACTTTGCAGTCGTAGCTATCGCACGTTGGCTGCAATGGGCGCGTTGCCGTGTATTCGGTTTTGCAAATTCGGCAGCGCTTCAAAGCGTCACCCCTCGCGCTACTGCTGTAGCGTTCAGAAACGCTAGCCAGTCGCCAAACTCGCGCACGGTGAATTTGCTGGTGCGTTGTCCGAGAAGC